CTATAATGAAATTGTGCTTAAGGGTGCAACATTAAATAGTCTTAATGCTAGAGGAGTAGGAAGCACCAGTGGAAATCCTATTTTAGTTTTAAACCAACATAGACAAACAGAACCTTTATGTAGACCTACGGTATTGCAAGAGGATGATTATGGGTTGTATTTTGAAGGAGATATAATTGAAGGTGTTGAATATGCAAACAACGTAGTAAATCAAGTCAATCAAGGCGTTTTAAGGCAATTATCTTATGGCTTTAACTATATATGGGATAAAACAGAATATGATGCTACAAACGATGCTTATATTCTTAAAGAAATAAAATTAGGTGAAATTTCATTAGTAACATTTTCTAGTGATGAAAATGCGCAATTAAGAAGTTTTAATCAATTACAAGAAAGAGCTGTATTAGATAAATTTAGTGCAGAACAAATAAACGATTTACACAATCTTTTAGCAACAAGAGCCGTGACGAACACTCCTAAAACAGAAGATGTTGTAGAGACAAACAAAGGTAAAGTAACAATTTTTTAAAAAAACAACAACAATGGAAGCATTAAATTTAAGAAGTGCCTTAGAAAAAGGCGGTGCTATTTTGGATGAGAACCAAATAAAGTTTGTTTCGGCTATTGAAAACGAAATGAATGACAGAGCAAAAAAACAAGAAGAAGCTTATTCGAAATCTTTAACCGAAGCGTTAAGAAGCGTTTTAGGTGCGCAAGAGAAAAACGAAAAAGGAGAAATAGTAACAGTTGCAGAGCAATTGCGTAACCTTGCGGAAGGATTAGAGAAAGTTGAAAAAAACAATGTTAGACAAATTTCTAACTTAGAGAAATTTCAACTTCGTAAAATGGTAAGAGAGCAACACAATGATATTGTAGATGCTATTAGAAATGGTAAAGATTTAGAAATTACTTTTAATGCAAAACGTGCTGCTGCAATTTATACTGCTAGTACTGCAGTTGCAAATGATACAGGTGTATTATTGCCATTAAACGAAAACTACGAGTTTGAAAGTGAAATTTCTAAAATTCGTTATCCAGAGAATTTTATATTAGATGTTATTTCTAACAGACAAGTTGCAAAAGTTCCACAACAAATTATTAAAAACGAGCAAGCTACTGCTGAAGGAGCTGTTGCTTTAGTTGCAGAGGGTGGTACTAAACCATTAGTATCAGATACATTCTTGAGAACACTTACTTTGCGTAAGAAATATGCTGCGCATATCGAGTGGACAGAAGAATTTGAAATGGATAACGAAATGTTGTACAATGAAATTCTTGCAATGTTTGAAGAAAAAGTAGTAAGAGCTTGGAACAACGGATTGATTTCTACAATTGTTTCAAATGGTACAGCTTATACAACTTCTGTAATGGATGACACTTTGGTTATTCCTGACAATGGTTTAGCTGTTATTGCTTGTCAATCTGTAATTAACGGAATGAACTTTAATGCAGATGTAGTTTTAATGCACCCAAGTGATATTGTAACTACAATGTTTACGCAAGATACAGAAGGTAATTCAAGATTATTGCCTTACATGCAAAATGGACAAATTAACGGAATGAGAGTTGTATCTTCAAACGCAATTACTTTGGGTACTGCTGTGGTAATGGATAGCTCTGTATATCGTGAAATGCACTCTGATTTTATTTTAAGATTTGGTACTTACAATGATCAATTCATTAAAAACCAAAAATCAGCAGTTGGAGAGGTATTCTCTATTTTGAGAATTGCTAAAAACAACTTGCCAGGAGTTATGGCAGTAACACTTTCAACAGTAAGAGCTGCATTATTAAAACCGTAATTTAAAAACTTTAAATATATGTCAAATTTCAGTATCAAAGAAGAAGAAGTTAAAATTGTAGGGACTGCTACATTCGATAAAGCATCGGATTATAAAGTAGTAGAATTAGACGGAAACACTCATTTACTTCATAAAGTACATGCTGATAAGTTAATCGCAAAAGGATTAGCAAAATTAGTTAAGGATGCGAAGATAAAAGAGAAAACTCCAGAAATGACTTCAACCGTAATAGAGAAATAATGATAATAAATGCTCAATACTTTCAAACTAAGGAATTATATATTCCTAATTCAGTTGCACAACCTAGTATAGGTAGTGTATCACCGTCTGCTACGACACAGTTAAACGAGGAAATTGAAAGTATTGAGCAATCATTACTACTTGATATTTTAGGGTATGAACAACTACAAGAGTTAAATGCACAATTTGAACCAAATGGAGATTGGGTTGAAAATCCAATTCAGAAATGGGTAGATTTAGTTGATGGAAAAGATGATTGGAAAGGATTAAGATATACAATTGGCACAAAAAAAGTAAGTTTAATAGCTTATTATGTGTTTTTTTATTACTTAGGAATGGACTTTCAAACTTATTCAACTACAGGTATGCAAATACCAATGGCTGAAAATTCAAAAACAAATGACCCTAGCGTAAAGCAAGTAACTGTTTGGAACAAGTTTGTGAGAATGTATGTAGGTAACGGGATGTATGATAACGGAGATGTTTCAAGTAATTGGAATGGACAGTATATCAGTTTTGGAGATACAAGGAGTGGTAATGAATTAACATTGTATAAATACTTGACTAATAACCGAGATTTGTATGATACTACTTTTTTTACCAATAAAACACCTTTAAATTATTTTGGATTATGATAGTTGTAGAAAAGTTTTTAGAAACTTTATTTGTTAATTTGCCTTTGATAGATGGTTTTACTACTGTTTACAAATGGGGGAACAAGTTACATTTGCTTAAACAACTAGAATTATATTCAAAAGAAGCTAAAACAATATATCCTTTAATTTATCAAACATCGAACTCAAGTGTTCAAGGTAAAGGAGAATGTGAAACAAAGTTAAGTTTAGTCTTAGCTTGTCAAAACTTAAATGTTGATTTAACAAATGAGCAAAGATGGGCAATGAGCTACGAAAATGTTTTATATCCTTTGGTAGAGAATATTGAAAATGTATTTAGAGCAAGTGGTAGTGTTACATGGAATAATAGTTATACAATTACTGAATTTCCTAATTATGGAAGCGGTGAAGAAAATTTTACTATTGACAAATGGGATGCTATACTTTTAGAAACAACGATAAAAATAACAAACGTACAAACGTGTAATTAAAAAAACATAGAAATTATGGCAATATTAACAGGTGTAGATTGCACCACAAGCAGATACGGTAGCGGATTAGAAGCGTGCCAAGCTATCGAGGGATTACCAAATGGGGTAATTTTAGTACCAAAAGGATGGTCTTTGAATAAAGCTACAGATAGTTTTAACAAAGCATATGTTCAAGAGCAATGCCAATTAGGAAATTTTATTCCTTTAGTTGGTTGTTTTGAAATGATTTCAGAAACTCCAGATGCGACTACTCAAGAAAGTCAATCAGGATTAATGGAGGTAGTGAGACAAGGGAAACCAAGTTTTACTGCAACTTACAAACAAGGATTAGCATTTCAAAAAATTGCTTATTCTTATAATTCATACCAACAATACGATACATTGATTACTTACGAAACAGGGTATATCAAATGTGCTGAAAGTGCAGATGGATTAAACATAAAAGGCTTGTCTACTGGTATGTTAAATACTAATGGATATACAGAAAACAATGGTACAAATTCAGCTTCAACTATTTTGAAATTTCAAATTATTGATCCGTTAGAGTACAACTTATATGTAAACCTTTTGACAGATTTGGATTTTAATCCAGCTTCAGAAATTTTTGGAATTACTGATGTAAACATTGTAGGTCGTGCAGACGCTTCTGAAAACAAAGTTTATATCAAACCAACTTGGAAATGGAATGATTTGTTTACTATTACAGGATTAGCTAGTGCTAATTTAAAACTTACAGTAAACGGTGTTTCAAATGCAATAGTAGGAGCAATTGTTTACAATGCTACAACAAAAGAGTATGCAATTACACCAACCGCTACATTAGTAGCAACAGATGTAGTAACTGTAACATTGGCAGATGGATCTATTAATTGCGCAAAAGTAGGTAACAAACTTTATAGTGGAACTACAGGAAATGTAGTAACAGTAGCATAAACTCTAGTAGGTTTTTTTAAGAAAGGAGTGCATTGTTGTACTCCTTTTTTTTATATCTTTGAATAAAATTATTTATTATGACTATATTTAACGTAGAAATATTTGGAAGTGATGCAGATTGGTTTTGTAATCTAAGTGTTTCAGAGCAAATAACTTGGATAAGAAATAACACAAATCAAGTAAACGATGCATTAATTAATGAGTTTTTATCTACTTCATTACACAATAGAAAGGAATATTGTTTTACTTGTAGAGATAAAAAACAAAAAGTATCAATTGCTAAAATAGTAGAAGATGGGAATATCAGCAAAGGAAATGAGCAAACGGTTGAGCCAAGTAGCGAACGAAGTATATCTCAAGAATATAGTAAACGAGGGAATAGTAGAAAACGAAAGTAAGCTAATTGCTATAAAAAAAGACGAATACGAACAAGGTAATATTTATAGCAATGGTAAAAGTAGAACTTATGCTTGGGAATGGTATAGAAAAGAAAAAGAGTTAATGAATCCTAAAGCAAGCGGTTTTGTAGACTTAATTTATAGCGGTAGTTTTATAGGTGCATTTGAATTAATAGAAAAGGGTAAAGGTTATATTTTTAAATCTAATGATAGAAAGTCTATTTTATTAGAAAATAAGTACAATAATAGCAAATCAAATATATTTGACTTAAACCAAGATGTATTTAATAATTTTATAAATAAATATGTTAGAAAAGACTTTATAAAGGCGATTAAGACACAATTAGGACAATAATATGAGTAAATACAACTCGATAGAAAATATACCAGCAAAGCTATTCTTTGAAGTTTTAAGCACCAAAGATTATAGTGTTTTAGTTGCAGAAGAAGAAAACGAGGACTTAGAGAGCATTTTTAGTGCTATTTATGACGATTTCTTTGTTAAAATGAACAATCCTCAAGCTAAAATGTATTTAGAAATGACTTGGAGGGTTAATTTTTTAAGCTATAAGATTGAAACAATACGCCAATTTATGCATTTTTTATGGTATGAGAATGTAGTTGATGAGCATAAATTAAAATTATTAGACGCATTAGAAAAAGGTTGTGGCATTTATATTGATAAAGATGCTAACTTTGGAGATGAAGTATTAAGAGTATTGCAAGTTGAATGCGGTATAATAGAAAATGATTTGACTATGGCTACTTTAGAATTAGAAAATACTTTTGGAAAACAAGTAACAGAAAAATTTGATTTTTACAAAACAATTGTTAGTTTGAGTAATATACACAATAGGAACATAGAAGACAATATTGTATTGGCTATGTATATTGCTATTGAAAACTCCGCAAAAGATATTGTTAAATCACAAAGAAAAAAATAGTTATGGCAAACGACGGTTTTATAGAGTTTTTAAGTCCTAATGCACTTGCAGAATTAAAAAAAGCTAGTGAAATAGTTGATGCATTAGCTTTAAAAATAGAAAAGATTAGCAATTTTAAAGCACCAACTACTCCAGGCGGTGTAAATAGTGCTTCAAAACAAATAATTGATGATTTAAAGGCACAAGAAGCGCAATTAAAGGCTATTAATGCTGAATTAATCAGAGAAGAAAAATTAAAACAACAAGTATTAGCAACTGAAACAAAACAAGCTAATGCTACAAAAGCCAATATTGCACAAAGAGAAGCGCAAAGAAAAGCAAGTTTAGCGCAACAACAATCAGATGAAAAAGCTGCTAGAGCAGCAGAAAGAAGTGCATTAGCTAACCAAAGGCTTAATGATGCTTATGGTCAATTAAACAAACGTAGAAATGAAGCTGCTAGAACATTACAAAACCTTATTGCTAGTGAAACAGCATCAAATGCTGAAATAAGAAAAGCACAAAGAGAGTTTGATATATTAAACGGTAAAGTAAAGAAAGCCGATCAAGCAGTAGGTAACTTTTCAAGAAACGTAGGTAATTATAAAAGTGCATTAAGTGGTGTTTCTCAATTAATGAGTGCATTTGGAATATCTACAGGTGTGTTTTTAGCAGTTGATATAGCTAAAAGTATTTTTAATACTACTAAAGAATTACAGTCATTAGATATGGCTTTAAGAAACGTATCAGGAACTCAATTGATTTACCAAGAAAATATGAATTTTCTTTCTAAAGTTTCTGAAGATTTTGGTATTGAAATAAAAGGACTTCAAGAACAATTTACACAATTTTATGTAGCAGCAAAAGATAAATTAAGTGCTGAACAAATTAGAGATATATTTAAAAGTATTTCTAAAGCTGGCGCAGCAATGGGGTTATCAGTTGAGGCACAAAACAGTGCTTTTTTAGCGTTACAACAAATGATGTCTAAAGGAACTGTTCAAGCAGAAGAATTGAAAAAACAGTTAGGAAATGCATCGCCTGGGGCATTT